CTCACTAACATAAACCAAGTAGATAGAGAAATGGTGGCAGTGTTATCTTTGCCCGCATAGTCAGGGCTGATAGAGGACAGCAAAACAACACACCTAACAGGTTGCCTATCGTACTTATAGATTAGGACAGGCTGATTATGTGCAGCATTAGCCGCCTTAGTCGCTTGCTCCCACCATTCAGGTCTATAACCGCCGTTAGAGCCACGTGTAGAGGCATAGCGCTTGCACTCTATAGTCCAGCCGTCTAATCCTACTAAATCTCCTCTATCTGCTTTTCGGTATTGCTCTAGGTCACGTTCAACTTTAATGCCTAAATGCTCATCGATTAGTTTTGCAATTTCTCTTTCAAATGCTGCACCTTTAGCTCTTCCGTTTGTCATGTTTTACCGCCATTGCATAACCGCCAGCGTCATGGTGATAGCTGTGAATAAAGCGTTCTTCGTGCCAATCATCACTGGGCAGTTGCCCTTTCTTAATATAAATTACTTTAATGGACTGAAACGAGCCAAGCGGCTGCGTTGTCGTTTTCTGACTGGATGTAACCAAGCGTTGCACACATTTCGCAATCCATATCAAACTCTTTTTCAATAATAATGTCAGAGATTGTAAAAGTGACAACATTTATATACCAACCCTCCCCTTCACACTTGGGACACAGCACTTTGCTTGTTGGCTTGCGCTTCTTCGTAAAAATCATTGTGCGTCACTTGCCCCTGCGTCCAAAAATCAATGGCTGCTATTGTTTCAGGTCTTGGAAACCTATTACCTTTGATTATACGGCAAACACCAGCAGGAGATAGCTTTATTTTTCGAGCAAACTTTGCCTGTGTTATACCCTCTTGTTTTAAGTATTCTATAAGTCTCATCACTATACCTTTATATGTTTTTTATAGGGAGGAAAAACTATTTTGCTTTCCCCTGTTATTTTTTTTTAACATAGTGTTGACAAATGGTAAAGCAATGATTACTGTCAATTATATTAGGAACTGGAGAAGTTATATAATGCAACACGATACACCAGAATATAGAAAATTTTTCGGGGCTACACACAACAGCGCATCTGGCGCGACACAATCATTAGACGAACACGTGTTGAAGTTAAAAATAAGAAAAGACTATGACGTTTACTTTCCGTTTGCCGCCAAGCCTAGAGCTGGACAGATAGTACAGATGGCGTGTGACTGGCATTTAGGGCTGGATAAATATAGCCCAATCCAAGGTCAAAAAAGAAAAATGGATATAGACTTAGCTATAAGAAAAGCTATGACTGAGTTTATGACATATCAGCCGCGCCAGTTTGATGGCGGTAAGGATGCGGAAGACTATCAGGAAATCAAAACTCATATCCCAATGATGGTAAACTATGCGGTATCAGGCTTGCAAGAATACTATGGGGACTGCGAAATGGAAGGTGAGTTTCAGAGATGGCTAGAGGTAGATGGTATTGATGTACCTACTATGTTGTTCTTAGACTTTGCTGGAGATGGAAAGCAATTAGATTTAAAATGCAGTTTTCCGATGCGTAACCCACCTCGTAAAGATGGGACGCGAACATGGCGTATTCCTAAACCAAAAACCGAGCCAACTCGACAGCAAGTGATGCAACAGGCTGTGTATTGGAAGGCAACTGGTTATACGCCTGGATTGCTTTTTGTGACAGCAGATGGATATAACATCTGCACTCAAGAAAACTGTCAGGCATTATCGTATGAAAATTTGGAGGTTGCGTATCAGGAAGTTGTTTCCCGATGGCGCATTATACAGAATTTGTTGAAGGCTGCCAATTGCTCATGGAAAAATCTTTTCGGGCTGGTGTATCCTGACTTTCAACAGATATCTCAGTGGCATGGTCCTGAGATACTTAAAATAGCAAAACATGAATGGAGTTAAAAGATGCAAGAACAAATTTATTCAGCACTAGATTTATCTAAGGCTTTAAACATAAATAGAAATGTTGTTTATTATCAGGTTAAAAACGGAAGCTTACCTAAACCTTCTATGAGAATGAAGACAACGAACAAAGGACCGCATACCTATGTATGGAAACGCTCTGAGTTAGAGGGTGTCCCATATTTTGATAAATTAAACAAAACCCCTGTATTAAGTCATAGGGAATTTACTATGAGCAAGGCAACAGAGATGCGCCAAGAATTAGGTATGGCTGAAATAGAGGAAATTATGACTGATAATGAATTGCTTAGAGATGCCTTGGAAATGCGGGTAGATAAGCTAGAAGAAAACATGAAGATACTAGAGAGAATAGTAGATTTAATGAATGATAGGAAGGAGAAGAAGTGGTGGCGCTTTTAGATTTAAAGGAAGCAATGGCAAAGGTTGCCGAGCTAAACAAATCGCATGGCATAAAACAACGTGGCGGTAAAATGTACACACAAGTTGTGCATAGAATGGAAGCCTTCAGACAGGTATTCGGTACTGCTTTTGGGGTTGACACAACCATATTAGTTGATGATGGTAATAAAGTTGTTATAAAGGCTATCATTACAAACGCAAATGGAATGGTAGTTGGCTCTGGTATGGCAGAGGAAATACGAGGACAAGGACACGTAAATACTACATCTGCATTAGAGAACGCGGAAACATCTGCAATAGGACGAGCATTAGCATCAATGGGTTTAGCTGGTGGTGAGTATGCATCGTCTAATGAAATGGACGCAGTACCGCGTAAACAAGAAGCAATAGTTAAGAAAGAAGAGGAAAAAGAAACAAAGCTAGCCCCTAAAATGTCTGAGCAAATAAAACCAAATGACGACCATGACACAGCAAGAGATAAAAAGCTTTACATAGAGCTGTCATCTAAGCTAGACGCTTGCAATACAATTAGTGGCGTTAATGCGCTTTACATTAAGAACAAAGCCTTTATTGAGGTTTTGCATAAGCGAGATGCTGAAAGAGCAAAACACTTTAAGAGCTTATTTATGAAATACGAATCAAAATTTACAGGAGCATAAAATGTCAAACAGAGAATGGGTAAAAGTAGCAACCATAAAGCTATGGAAGAACGATGATGGCGGCAAAGCAATGGCTAGTAATGCATCATTTAGACCTTTCAAAGATGGTATGAACCAAGATATAACTTTGCATGGTGATGTTAAGTATTACGCAAGGCTCTATCAAAACGAAGACGATACATATAGTGTTGCTCTTACAGTACCAGCGGACGCTTTGCCACAGGCTACCAACGAAGGTGGCTTTGACATGAAGGAAGACATGGCAAAGACAGATAAAGAAATAATGGATGAAATTCCTTTCTAATTCATAGGTAGGCTGTACCTCCCATCGCTGCCCAGGGGTGTGGCGAATCGCGTTTTAATGCAGTACCACACTGTTAAAGCCGAGCCTACCGAGCGCTTTTAGTTCTCCATTTTTAGCGCTTTTGTATAAGGTAAATTAAGACAACCCCTACTAACTACGAGAGAATATATGCCGAAGCATGGTGAAGTCAGAGAGGATGGAAAAGTCTACTGGGGAACTAAAGGCTGCGGCTACGAAGAGTGGACAACAGCAGAAAAGTTTAATAAAAGAAAACTTCAAGGAAGAGAACGCTCACAGAAAATAAAAAAATCAAGAAGACGATGGCTCAACATCTACAAGAAAACAAAAGGGTGCGAGATTTGTGGGTACAATGAACATCCAAGCGGGCTGGAGTTTGACCATCTGCCTCAGTACAAAAAGCATAAAGCTATAGGTGCTATGGTTGATTACAACTTAAAAAGATTATTTAAAGAAATAAGAAAATGCAGAATACTTTGTGTTTATTGTCACAGGATACATACAGATGAACAAAGAAGAATTACTAAAAGCAGCCCTTGATGCTGTAACTGTGCGCGGCTCTGCCTATGGCGACGCATATACAAATCATAAACGCATAGCAGATATTTGGTCGATTATACTAGAAACAGAGGTAAGACCTGACCAAGTAGCCCCTATGATGATAGCAGTAAAACTAGCTAGGCTAATAGAAACACCTGACCATCAAGACTCTTATGTAGATATGGCTGGGTATGCGGCAACAGGCTCACAAGTTAAAGATGATGAAAAACTAATAGAAGTGGGTAACTCAAGGACATTTGGTGTTTAAGAATAAGCCTCCTACTAGCAGAGAGTTAGCAATGCGTAAAATTACTTGCGACTATTGCGGCAAAAAACATTTCATTAAACATGGTGATTGGGTAATCACTGCCAACAACAAAGTGTTATGCGATTATAGAAGATTGGATGATTGCTTTCACAAAAATTGGGATAAAGACAAATGACAGTAGAAGAATTTAGACAAGAATTAAAGAGATTGAATGACGAAGTTATAAACTTTGAGGTTATGAAAGGAAAGGAAATAGGGGGCTTTGCGTCTT